ATCCACAAGAAACGACCACGGCGTACGTTCATAAATCGCCGAAGGCAAGTCATAGACCCCGGACAAACTGAGGTCATCGACTGCTTTAAGGTAAGCTATGAGGCGAGCCGACGTCTGACAGTAAGAGCTACTGCTGGGAGAATTTCCCACAACAGCAGTACTCAAGTGGTCAGATACACGACGAGTAGCAACTACCCTGCCGAGAGGAACCGAATTTAAGACCCAGCCTAGATAGGCAGCTCCCGAATGGACGTCGTCCAAAAGGGGCCGCACACCGAACTGGAATTCGAGGACCTTGGAGGCAGTACCAGAGAGGTAGTCTCGAAAGCCGGGAGGATACTGTTTTGGAGAATTTCCTCCAAAAAGAATTTCACTCACTCTTTTGAAGTCCCCGCGGCGAGCCGCGGAGAACGAGAGAGCGAACTTCCGAGCCATATCGCCGATCATGTGGCAGGCCTCATCAGCCTCCGCAAATGCGACGCCAGCATTCCAATTGACACCCATCAGCTTCTCGCGAAGTTTATCGATAAGCTTAAGGTCGTCATTGGAGGTCCAGTTCGTAGCGATGGTAAATGGCTGACCGTAGAGAAACGAGTAAGGTCTACTAGACCCCCCGTCATCACGATCAATCACCCCATCCACGTACCACTGGGCTTTCATGCTGTATGGATTTGGCGAGTAATACTTTCCCGACAGCGTTGGGATAAGATATTGCTCATTGAGATTACGGATGCGACGGCCTTTAGCAGCAATCACGGCCTGGCGATACTCGTAGCTGTGGGCCTTATCCTTAGGGATAGGGACACCCCAACTGTCGCGTATCTCCCCTAAGTCCCAATTGAATCTGGGACGTTGGGTCCTATCTGCACCTGACCACTGTTTAAAGTGGGAAATACCAGGTTGCAAGAACGGAGGCTTCGATTGCATAAAACCAGTCGTCATAGTAATCACTCTCTGTGGTAAAACACAAGCAGGAAAGACACTAGCGAGAGCTAGGCGGTTTTTAACCGAGAGG